CGTCTTGGGGCAAGAGGGACAGGTTTAGGTCCGTTGAATGGCACCATCCGCCGCCTCACCTACTGGACCCGCCGTCTTTCTGACAGCACCCTGCAGGAGGTGACTCGATGACCCACTACCTCCGCTTCCCCTCCGAAGCCACCGGCCTAGCCGCCCTGGAAGCTACTGGTCTGCTCACGGAAGGCGGCTTCCCAATCACCGCCAGCCACAGCCATGCGTTGGATGTGATTGGCGCGATCACCGACTGCAACGGTTGGCATGTTAACTACATTGGTGAGTTGCCGGATGAGTGGGATCAATATGTGGTGTGGCCTGCAAATCCAGTTAGAGTCTGGGCATGAGCCTCGCGCCTTCGCTACGGAGCGTTGCCAGCAAGCTGATGGCAAAGTTTGGCGGCGAATTAACATTTCGCAGCGTGACCGCTGGCGCGTATAACACGACCACAGGCGCATCGACTGAAACTGTTACCAACATCGACATCAGAGGCGTACTAGAAGACGTGCGCCGCAGCGAGGTAAATGACCTGGTTCAGCAGGGCGACAAGCGACTGATTATTGCTGCACTGGACCTAAACGGCACTACACCGACGACAGCCGACCGGATCGTCATCAGCAGCCGCAGCATGCAGATTATCGAGGTGCGCATCATCGAGCAGGACAACACGGCGATCACCTATGAGTTGATCCTGAGAGACTGATGGCACGTACCATCCGCATTGCAGACATTGGCGACTACGCCAGCCAGCAGTATGAAAAGCTGCTGCGGGTTGCGGTGCTGGAAACCGACAGCCGTCTTAAGCTGGCCAGCCCCGTTGACACTGGCAGATTCCGTGCTAGTTGGCAGGTTGGTGAAAATGCGGCACCAGGCGGGCAGGCGCCAGAAGGCAGTTACACGTCCACGCCGCCACTATCACGGATTGGTTACAGCCAAGAGAAGGTAGGCAATGTCTACAGCGTTCATAACAACCTGCCATATGCTGAACCGCTGGCTAATGGCAGCAGTAAGCAAGCACCATCAGGCTGGGTCCAAGGCATCGCTAAGGACATCCAAGGGTTTGTCCGCGTCAACGCAGACCGCATCGGCAGGGAATCATGAGCAGCACCTACAACGACGTCCGCGCTGCCATTGAAGGTCGCATCGCTACACAGATGGCGCTCAACCCTGCGTACCCGGTCAGTTATCAGAACGTTCCGTTCAGTCCACCTAACAACAGCCCATGGCTGCAGGCATTCATCCGCTTTGGTGATAATGCCTATGCAACGCTGCTGCCCACCGGCAGCGCTGGCTTTAACCGACAAACCGGCACGCTTGTGGTGAATGTCTTCACGCCCGTCGGTGCCGGTGCCGGTGCTAACTTCACCATTGCCGAGCGCATCAAGGACCTGTTTGATCGGGCAAAATTCAGCAGCATTATTTTTGATGCTGCATCTGGGCCATCGCAGGTAACGCCAGCATCACCTGAACCGTACTTTCAAACGCAAGTTGTGATGACCTTTGAAGCGTATGTAGACTGACGCCAGCCAACTACCGTCCATAACATGGCTGTTACAGTTTTGTCCGGTACGTCCGGCGCACTTTACTACAAGCCCGCCGGCACTACTGGTACCTTCAACGAAGCTGCCGTCAACGTTGGCACAGATACCATCACCGTTCAAACTTACCTGAACCTGAAGGCGGGAGATCCTGTCAAGTTTCGAGTGGTCAACAGCCAAACCGGCGGTGCTGGATCTGGCACCCTGCCGTCACCGATTTCGGCTGCCACCACTTACTACGTCCTCAGCTACGCCGCTGATACCGGTGCGCTGACCGTCTCGACTGCTGCTGGCGGCACCATCCTTGCCATCACCGACGACGGCAGCGTGGCGTCACCAAATGAGTTTGAGGTGTATTACGCCGATTACGCAGCCGTTGGCCAAGTGCAATCCTGGTCGTTTGAGATCAGCCGCGCCGAAATCGACGTCACCACCATCGGTCAGACTGCTGGTCAGTACGCACCGTTCAGGGCTTACATCCCTGGCTTTGCCGATGGCACCGGCACTGCTACCGTCTACGTGACCAATGAAGACACAGCACTGTCTAACCGCATGGTTGAGGACGTGCTGCAGCGCCAGCAGGTCGGTTGCGCGTTCAAGCTGTACACCGACAAGGCAGCGACAGAAGCACTGAGCCGCAGCATCAGCATGGACGCCGTGCTGCTTACTGCTAGCCTCAACATCAACCCAGACGATGCGCAACAGGTGGAGATCACATTCCGCCCAACCGGTGCGCCATCGTTTGACTTCAGCACGAGCGCTTGATGTCTACCGCACTTGCACGCCTGAAAAAGGCAGCCAATCTGACGCCTTCTAAGCGAACTGTCGTTCTCAATGACGGCAGCGCGTTTGAGTTTTACGCGACGCCGCTAACCATGGCCGAACGTGAACGGGCGCAAAAGATGCCTGGTGGCGATGAGACCAATGGCTTTGCCCTGAATCTGCTTGTTACCAAAGCAGTGGATGATACAGGCCAGCGGTTGTTTCAGGCCGGTGAAATTGCCGAGCTAAAGAATGAGGTGCAAGACAGCGACCTGCAGGCCATGATGCTTGCGATCATTACAGAGCCGGAGGCTACCGAAGAGGTAGATATGAAAAGCCCTCAAGGCAGAGCTAAAGCGCGATAACCTGCTGATGCTGCAGTTAGGTGTAGCCAAAGAACTGGGCTACACCTTGACACGGCTTAAATCAGAGCTGACCATGGAAGAGCTGCTTCTGTGGTCGGCTTATTTTGATTTGATCAATGAAGAGCAAGAACGTAGAATGAAGCAACACCGACGGTAAGCCGTGTCTGTCGTAGCAAACGTTGCTATTAACGTTGACAGCCGTGCTGCCGTCTCCAAACTGCGTGACGTTCAGTCACAGGCAGGCGCAACGCAGCGTGCATTTGATGGCCTTGGCGCCGCTGTTGGCAAGTTAGCGGCTGCATTTTCTGGTATACAGGCGGTTAAGTTTGTTTTTGCTAAGACTGCAGAACTAGAAAGTCAAACCCGGAGCCTGCAGGTATTAACCGGCAGCGCGCAAAAAGCTAAGCAGATCATTCAAGAACTGCAGCAGCTGGGTGCGGTAACACCGTTTACCAGCACCGAACTTGTTGATGCGGCAAAGCGTCTGCAGGCATTTGGCGTTGAGGCAAACAACGTCGTCGAGACCACTAAAAGGCTGGCCGACGTAAGTGGCGCCACCGGCGCTGAGCTACAGGGCTTGGTGACCGCTTACGGCCAGGTGCAGGCTAAGGGCAGGCTACAAGGTGAGGAGCTGTTGCAGTTTCAAGAGCGCGGCGTAGCGCTGCAAGCAGAACTGCGCAAGATGTATGGCCTATCTGGAGACGAGTTCCAGAAGGCACTAGAGAAAGGCCGCATCAGTGCCAAGGCTGTTGAGGCAGCGATTCAACGTCTAACCAGCGCTGGCGGCAAATATGCCAATGGTGCTATTGCGCAAAGTGATACGTTAAACGGACGACTATCAACTTTGCAGGACGGGATTGAAAGTTTAGCTAGGGGCATAGGTGCAGCGCTTTCTCCGGCAATTAAAGCTGTATTGAATGAAGCCATATTTGCAATCAATACAATCAATCAGTTGATTGCAACTGGGGCAAGAGCTAGAAGCTTTGGACTAGGCCAAGACCAGCGCAAAAGCATACTGAATCAAGCTCAATCTGAAGCAGAAAAAATTGTCAACTTGCGTCGCGTGCGTGATCCGTTTGAGCGCAATCGTCAATTTCAACAACTGGCTTCACAACGTGAACGTGATTTAATTGAAGCGTATGGCATTCAAACCGGTCAAGTAAAGCCAGCTGCGATGATACCAAAAGCCCAAGTTGCTGCCACACCAGCACTGCTTGGCGCTAGCGGCGGCGGCGGCGGATCAAACAAAGCAGCGCGTGAAGCTGAGCGTGCTGCTGAAGCTGCCGCAAAAGAAGCTGATCGCGTTTCGCAGGTGATCCGCGATCGCTTGGCAGAAGGCCAGATGATGCAGTTGAGATCAACCATACAGGATCAAATTGCAGCGGCTGAGATGGCCGGCAATGAGCAGCTTGTGATCAGATTAAAAGGACAAGAAAAGCAACTAGATATTGAATACCGCTACGCTCAATTACTGGCGCAGGAAAAAGATATCAAGGCACAAGAGGCAATTATCTATGTAGGCAACACCGAACAGATTGCCAATCAGCGGGAGATACAGCGCGAGTTGAATCAACTGCAAAATGAAAGTGCGCGGAATCAAATTGCAGCGCTACAGGCCCAAGTTGGACTGCAGGCGCAACTGACAGAAGGCCAAAAGCGTATGGAGCAATTGCGGACAGAGTTTGCTCAGCTTACAAATCTTGAGAGCATCTCTATTACTGCAGCAGATAATATTGGCGGCGCATTTGGTCGGGCGTTCCAAGAGATTATTAATGGTTCAGCAAGTGCACAAGATGCACTAGCCAAGATGATGCAAAGCATTGGCGAAAACTTTGTCAATATGGCTGTGCAAATTATCGCGCAGCAAACCACGATGGTGATTCTGGGTACCATCTTGAAAGCCCTAGGCATCGGTGGCGCAGGTGGCGGCGGCTTTTCGTATCAAGGCGTGACCGGTAATCCGCTTGGAGCTTCAAACATTACGGGAGGCTTTACGGCTACGCCATTTAGCACCGCCGGACTGGGTTTCCGCGCCAACGGCGGCCCCGTCTCTGCTGGTGCTCCTTACGTCGTTGGTGAGCACGGCCCCGAGCTGTTCGTACCGGGGCGCAACGGCAGCGTCGTTTCCAACTCCGGCTTGCGCGATGCCATGGGCGCTGCACCCGGCGGCAGTGGCTCACCGGTGCTCAACATGAGCTTCCAGACAACCAGCATCGGCGGCGTAGAGTACGTCAGTAGAGAGCAACTCGAGGCGGCCATGGCGGAAACCCGCCGCCAAGCCACACGCGATGGCGCCAGCCGTGGCATGTCCATGACCCTAGATCGCATCAAGCAATCCCCGCAAACCCGTAGCCGCATCGGTATCCGCTGATGGCAACGTTCCCGTCGATCACACCAACAGGCCGCAGCTTCCGCCCTGGCGTGTACCCGCAAAAGACGTACCGCGCCCTCAGCGGTGCAGTCGTCAAACGCACCTACGGCAACTCGCCTTACGGCGCCCAGCTTGACCTGGAATTTGACAACATTTCAGACGCGACAGTGGTGATTCTGCTGGATCACTACCGCAGCCAGACCGCTGCCAATAGCCGCTTTACTCTTAGCGCCAGCGTCACCTCTGGCATGTCAAGCACCTTGGCAGCCCGCGCCAATGCCAGCATCGACGGTTTGCGCTGGGAATACGCCAACCCGCCGGAGGTGCAAACCGTTCGCCCTGGCTTCAACAATGTCCGCGTGAGCCTTGCTGGCGAGATTCGCAACCCACGCCTTGACGACTGATGGACATCCGCATCTGTCAGTTCTTCGACCTGACCACCAGCAACGGCAACCGGCACTTGTTCCAGAACTACTACGCCAGCGAAAACAAGATCTATAGCAACCGCACCTACTCATTCGCTCCGTTCCGCGCCGAAGGTGCCATCGCCAGTCTCAACGGCGAAAACAACATCCTGCAGATCCTGTTCCCCAATCTGGAGATCGGTGTTGTCATGCTCCAAGCCGGCGACGGCAACCGCCTGAGCACACTGGAGCTAACCACCGTCTGGCTTACCGCCGACGGCGCCTACACCAACAACGTGCAGACCGAGTATTACGTGGGCGTCGGCAGCAGCATCAGCGACACCACCTTGGAACTGCGGTTCCGCTCAGCTATCGACAGCGTGACCAGCAACTTCCCCAACCGCATTCTCACCCGTGAGCTGGTGGGACCGTTGCCGCTTGACGCTCAGCTTGTGCTGCAGTGATCAACGTCAATGACCTGATCGGATTGACCTACGGCTGGGGCCATCGCCCCGGTGACGGCAGCGACCAGACAGACTGCTTCCAGCTGGCCTGCGAGATCCACCGCCGTTTCGGTTTTGCGGATTATTCGTTGCAGTTTGACTGGGTCTACAACGAGTTCAACGACGACACCTTCCCGCGAGTCCGTATGGCCCGCTGGCTACTGCAAAACGGCAGCCGCTTGACCAATCCCCAATCAGCCGCCGTCGTTCTGCTGCCCTCCGACGTTGGCGCAGCCCTTGGCACTGTCATGGAAGACGGCAGCACTGTTTTCATTGGTCCGGCTCATAATGTAGTAAGGGCCCACTTGCCAGAAGGCACCGGCCAACTCTTCTGGATGGAGCGATGACCCGCAAGCTGCTGCCCTACGAGCACGACCTCATCGCTGCCCTTGGCGTTACCAAAGAAGAATACCTAGATTTTCTTGCCGTCCAGCAGGCATATACCGACGCAAAAGAAGGCACGGTTTTTGATGTCCGCAATGATCCGGTCAGCATCGTTCTTGCTGTCATTGGCATCATTTTTCAAGTTGTTTCGGTTCTACTAACCCCACGCCCTGAGATCCCGTCCATCTCAGCAGCTGGTGGTGAACGCCAAACTCGTGAACAGCGGTTCTCGCCACGGTTTGGTTTTAACAGCGTCCAAGAATTGGGCAAGTACGGCGACACCGTCCCACTGGTTTACACCGACCGCTCCAGCAGCGGCAACCCCAACGGTGGCGTCCGTGTTGCTGGTGCCCTGCTCTGGTCTGCTGTCCGCAGCTACGGCAGTAACCAACTGTTGCAGATGCTGATGCTGCTGACCGGTGGTGCCATCACCAGAATCGATCCGCTCAAATCCGCCTTTGGTCAAACGGTCATCACCGACTTGATCGCGCAGAACAAGTGGATCTACTTCAACGACAATGCCACTGGTGCATTGAGCTGGATTGACGAATTAAACGGCTCTGGCGATACGGACCCCACCAAATACGGCGGCGCCAACGACAACCCCTACCGGCTGCAACCTGCCGTCAGCAATACCCGCGTAGATGGCTTTAGCCAGGCGTACTCGCCCAGCAGCTCGAACATTTTCGGCGCTTATAGCCCTGTCCCAATCAACGTCAACACCTACCTGCGCAACGAAGCTGGCGACAAAGGCGCCCGCAACATCGAGATCTATGCCACCGGCTGGCCCGCAGCTTTGGCACCCATCTCCCTCAACCAGACGCTGCAGCTGCAGTTCAAGTCAACCGCTAACCCGCCCACTGGTACAGCGTTTGAAGATGACCTGGTGCGCAGCGCCATGGACACCCGACGCACCTTGGCCAGCGTTTTTGACGATGCCGGCATTTTCAAACTGGGTTCCGCTCGTTACCGCATCACCCGCATTACCGGCACCACCACAGACGAAGGCGACTTCTTCGTGGATCTGGTCTGCATCGAAGCCGGCCGCGCCCCATCTTTGGCATACAGCTACGACGAAGTTTCGGACACAGCAGCCGACTACAAGTCACAACCTGAATACACCAATAACCAACAAATTGTTAATAGGCTTCTGGAAGAGGACAACAGAAATAATGTGGCTGGAGGACCGTCCACATCCCTGCCAGCAGACCAACGGTTTTCTGTCACAAACGCCGACGAGCTACTGCGCTCTGGTCAAATCTGGACGCTTCAAACACGAACAGTTGGATACTCCGGTCGCGGTAGTGGTGGAACCACTGCCTTTTATACTTTCAAGCGCAATCTTACCGACGCCGAAAAAGCAGCGTTAAATCAGTACATAAATGTACAAGCCCTGGCAACTGTTGGCAGCGATGACCTGTTTTACCTAAAGGCCATTGCCCGCGTCGAAGAGGCGTCATACACAACAGTGTCACCCTGCAACATTGCCGACATTGCCCTAAAGGCGCAGGTTTACCGTCGCATCTCTGGCAGGCAGCAGACATACGGCAGCGAACGCCGCGCCGGCTATGCCATCAGCGACAACGGCACCCAGCAGCGAGTGTCCATGTTCCTGCTGCATTACCGCATCGCCGGTGGCGCATGGAACACAGCCCCTGGCATCTTTGCTATCCGCCGTGCAGCCGAGCAGGACAACTTCGTCTACATCAAATTCAACGGCGGCGCCACCGCCCAGAATTGGCAGTTTCGACTGGAGCCCGTCGTTGATCCGCTGGCTGAGATCGCCAAACACAGCTTCATGCGCCAGTCCAATGGCACAGTCCGATATTTCTACCTGCAAAACTCCGGCAACGCTGCAACGCTGAGTCTTGGTGCTGGCCGGGAGTTGTACTTCACCGGCTTCACGCAAAACAGCCAACCAAGCGGCCTGCCGCCACTGAACGACTCACCCAACGGCACCAACGAATGGGACTGGTTCAACCTTGATGCCGACACCCAACTGCAAACATCGTTCGAGCGCGGTCCCGAGATGGGCATCACCGCTGTTAGCGAGCAGTTGACGCAAAATTTTGCATCCACGCTGTATTCCAATCTGGCGCTGATCGGCTTCAACGTATTCAGCGGCAAGAGTCTGCAGGACATGCGCTCGTTTTCTGCCTTCGTCACTGGCGGCAAACCAGTCCGCCGCATCCGCACATCCGGCAACGACGAAAACAACAACATCTGGGGCAGCCCGACTTACCGCTATTACCCGGTTACCGCAGACGGCCCAACAAGTTTTGCGCCAGACATCTTCCTAGATACCATCCTCGACGCGCAGGACGGCATCGGCAACTACGCCAAGATCAACGGCATCGACCTGCGTCAACTGGCAATCAGCAAGCGGTTTTGCCAGGCCAATAATCTGTTCATGGATGCGCTCATCGCCGACCGCCAGAACTGGCGCAGCTTTTGGGCGAGCAATGCACCGTTCAGCCTGCTGGAATTTGCCCGTATTGGCGGCCGCGAAACCCTGATCCCCAGCGTCCCCTACAACCCAACCACTGGTGAGATTCAACGCCAGATCCAAGTAACTGCCCTGTTCAATCAAGGCAACATCCTTGAGGACAGCTACAAGGAAGAGTTTCTCGACTACGACGCCAACGTCCAAGACATCATCGCCACCATCATCTACCGCGCCCTTGACAGCAATGGCACCTTTGCCGTCAACCGCTCGATTACGGTGCAACGCCGCGACACCAACGCAGCCAATGCCATCTTGCAGTCATTTGACGCATCGGCCTTCGTCACCAACGAAGCCCAGGCCATCCTGTTCGGCAAGCTGATGTGTAACACCCGCCGGCATGTCCGCTCGGCCATCGAGTTCAAGACCTACCCCACCACAAGCCCGATCTCTCCTGGCTCGTACATCTATGTGGACATCGGCCACAACGCATGGGACGGCATCACCACTGGCGTCATCGGCCCCGGCGGCGAGTTGAATGCCCCAGTGGACAACGTTGCCCGCAACGGCAGCTACTCGTTCCTGCTGTACCAAAGCGGTAGCGGCGTACTGCAAACCACCCCCACCGTGAGCAACGGTGTTGCACCAGCACTGGCATCCCGCGAAGGCTGGCTCTACGTCATCGGCACCAAGGTGAAATCCCGCCGCGTCTACCGCGTCAACGAGGTGCAGATGGACGAGGAAGGCGAGGTGACTATCCGCGGCACAATTTTCCCCTGTGATGCTGCTGATAACTCGTTGATTGCGGATTTCAGCGACGGCCTGTTTACTATCCAACGCTAGACTGACACCATCAAGCTACGCCTACCATGGCCTTTTTTACCGGGCGCACTGGTGCGCTGTTCCTGACCTCTGTCGGCAGCGGCGGCGTTAGCCCCAGCGTTACCGAGCAAGCCCTGAAGCTGCGTGACTGGTCACTGGAGACCAGCCTGGAACTGCTCGAAACCACAACCGTCGATACCGCCGTCAAAAGCTATACCCCTGGTGCCGTCAGCTCGACCGGCAGCGCCACTGTCCTGTACTACCGCCGCGAAGGCACCACCAGCACAGAGCCCGGCGTTCAGTTCGACCAGTTCCTGAACCGCATCATGAAGACCAGCACTGCTGGTGTGACCGAGTCCGACCGCGTCGGCATTGTCCTGCGCGTGGGCCAGACTGCTGGCTTTGCGGACATCAAAGACGACATCGTCTTCAACGCCTACATCACCAGCGCATCGATGCAGGTGTCCACCGGCGAGCTGTCATCGGTTGCCATCCAGTTCACCGTAGACGGACCCTTCCGCGAAGTAATTGACGCATGACGTACTTTCTAGGGCAGTACGGCAAGATCAAACTTCGCCGTAAAGCAGCTGGCACATTTGTCAGCTCAGTTCTGCCTGCAGACGTCAATACCATCCTCAACCGCTTCGGCTTTGACGGTTCCGTCGAGAACATCCTCACTGGCGACCAACTGGTCATCACCACCGAGGATCCACGCGGCTTGGACTTCCTGCCGCCTTCGACGTGGCCAGACGGCGGCGGCGCAACACTGAATCAGGTTGTCGCCTACTGCAACATCAACGCAATCGGTGGCATCCGCTTATTTGAAACGTTCAGCGCTGCAATCAACAATGACCGCAGCGTCGAGTATCCCGTTGAATCCTTTGCTGGCAGTGCGATCGAGATCTCTGTGCAGATCTACGGTTCCGTCGAGCGCGTCCTTGGTGATGTCCGCAGTTACACGTTCAACACTGACCGCGAGTCACTGGAAACCACAACAATGTCAGACCGCTTCAAGCGGATGTACTCGGCTGGTTTGATTAGCGGTTCTGGTTCAATCGACTGCATCTTCAATACCAGCAATAGCGGCCTAGTGGAGAATCCACTGTTGATGCTGCAACTGATTAACCGCACCGACATCGGCAGCGAGTTTGATTGTTATCTGCAACTCACCGAAGACGACGCTTACTCAAAAGCGCAGGATATTTATTACGAGTTCCAGGCGATGATCACACGCACTGGAATTGAGGTAGCACCTGACCAGACCATCAACTGCGCGATTGACTTTGTCACTACTGGCGAGATCAAGTTGCTAATCGGTGAGCCGTCTGGTTACATCCTCAAGGAAGACACCGACCGCCTGCGCCTGCAGCAAAACCTTGACTTCCTCATGACTGAAGTCACCGACTAAACTGCTAGAAGACTTTTTGCTGTAGCCGGAGCTGGCGCATGGCTGACCAGAGAATTACGCAGCTAACCCAGCTTTCAGAGGCTGACGTCGCCAATATCGACGTTCTGCCCATCGTAGACATCTCGGCCAGCGAGACCAAAAAAGTCACCGCCAAGGACCTGTTCGAGGCTGGCGCCACCCTGGCCGATAGCGCCAGCATCGACCTGGTCAAGCTGAACCAGAGCAGCACCACCAAACTGGGCACCGTCTCACTGGCAGACGATGCGATCACAGCAGCCAAGCTGGCCAATGACTCCAGCATCAACTACGGCCCGACTGCACCGGTCTCGGACAATTTTGAAGGTCGCGGCCACGTCAGCAGCACCACCAAATATCTGAGCGTCTGGGACGGCAGCGCCTTTCAGCAAGTCATTGCTCCAACAGCCGGCATCGAAGACCTGGCGGTCACGACCGGCAAGATCGCTGCCAACGCAGTTACCACGGCCAAGATCGACGCCGCTGGCCTTGGTACGGCTGCCATCGCTAACAGCGCAGTCACGACCGCCAAGATCGCTGACGGCAACATTACATCCGCCAAATTTCAGGCTGGTGCTGTCGATGCAGCCGCTATTGCAGACAATGCCGTTGGAGCAGCCGAACTGGCTGATAACGCTGTCGATACCGCTGCCATCGTCAACGCTGCCGTCACCGAGGCCAAGATTGCCACCGGTGCTGTCACCAACGACAAGCTCGGCACTGGTGCGGTCACCAACGTCAAGATTGCCGACACCACGATTGCTTACGGCAAGCTCGACCTAGCCGACGGCAGTGTGCCTGGCGCCAAGATCGCGGCCGACTCGATCACGACTGCCCAAATGGGCATCGGCTCGGTCGGCACCGTCGAGCTGGTTGATGATGCCGTCACTACTGCAAAGATCGCAGACGACGCCGTCACCGCTGACCAGCTAGCCACTGGCTCGGTCACGGCTGATGCCATTGCCGAGAACGCCGTTGGCGCCATCGAGCTGGCCAATGATGCCGTCGATACGGCCGCCATCGTTGACAGTGCCGTCACAGAAGCCAAGCTGGCAGGTGGCGCTGTCACCAACGCCAAGATTGCTGACAGCGCAGTCACGGTTGGCAAGATTGCCGACACCCAAATCACTTACGCCAAGCTGAACCTGGCTGATGCCAGTGTCCCTGGCGCCAAACTGACTGGTGCATCGGTCACCACGACCCAGATTGCCGCCGACGCAATCGCCACCAGCCAGATTATCAACAGCGCTGTCACCACAGCCAAGAT